TTGGGCATAAAGATCCTGAAGATGGTGCAAAGTACTATGGTCGTGGATTCAACCAAATTACTGGTAAATCTTTATATCAACAATTACAAAAGTTTTTATTATCAAAAGGCATTCCAGTAGATTTTGTGAATAATCCACAATCACTAATTGATGATCCAAAAACTTCTGCTCTTGCAACTGCTGCTTTTTATTCGTTAAATGTTAAACATGATATTAACGATCCAGGATATTTCCAGACAGCATTGAAGCGTACTGGTGCAGATGCCAATGGTACTGGTTATGCAAAGAAACAAAAGTTCTATGAATACTTTTTAGGTGCTTCAGTTACTGTTGATTCAACAAATAAACCTGCAGCCGATGATCAAAAAGTTTATACAAAAGAAGAAGTTAAAGATCTTCCACCTGCCAAACAAGCAGCACTATTGGAAGATCGTTCAGATGCTAAGACAGTTGGCTTTAAAGATCCAAAGGGTAAGTATCCACTGAGACATTTACTGGACGAGCCAGATACGAATCGTCTTGCACGACAAGTACAAAAAGAAACTGCAATCGAGTTTAAAGACTCAACGAGAACAAAACAAATTCCTGCTGCAAATGATGGAGACTCTTGGGAGCAACCTCTTGCGCCATTCGGTGGACTGTATCCATATAATAAAGTTTACGAATCTGAATCTGGGCATTTGTTTGTTTTAGATGATACTCCATCAAATGAAAATGTCAGTCTTTATCATAAGGCTGGTTCATTTATTGATATTGATGCAAATGGTACTCAAGTTAATAAAATCGTTGGTGATGGGTATACCATTATTGATAGAAACGGAGCAATTTACATTGGTGGATCATGCAATTTAACAGTTGGAAATGGCGTAAACATTCTTGTACAAGGTGCAGCTGACATTCAAGTAGATGGTCCATCGACTATTAATCTAAACAACAATGCCGATGTTGGTATCGGTGGCGACCTGAATATGGTTGTTGGCGGAGATTATAATCTACAAGTAAATGGTGACTTTAACATTAAAGGTAATAGTTCTATTGCCATGGAATCTGCAGCAGTTACTTCTGTCAAAGCAGGATCTGCTCTTAATATGCAGGCATTACAAAACGCAAGTATTAAATCAAATGCTGATATGTTCTTGGAAGCAAGTGGCCAACAAAATATTAAAGCAGGTGGTAATGTTAATGTGGATGGAGCCGAGTTTCATGGACAGGAAGGATCTGCTGGCGCAGGTGTAGATGTTGAAGATTCTAAACTAGCATTGACTGCCCCAGAGTTTACCGATGGTCGTCCAGATCAATTTGGTACTTTAACCACTCCAGTTCGCCCAAGTCCACCAACAGATTTGAAGTATGCTCTCAATGAAGAAAATCAAAAATTAGTTGACGATTATATTGCAAACCCATCTAAATATTACAACGCTGGTGCAGCAGAGGGTGGTGTTAAACCAAACTATGCTGGAACACCTAAAACAGATGAGAGTGGAGCAAGTTTAATTGCTGGTGCAACTGCATCTGATTTGTATCAGTTCTTAACCAAACAACTTCAGTTGGCAGAGTCTGGTTATTGGAGAGAAACAGGGCAAGGTGGTGCACCAAGTAATGCTAACATTACTCGTATCTGGGCAGACCTTGGATACTCTAAAACTAATCCATATTGGACTACTGACCAAACTGCATGGTGTATGGGTTTTATAAACTGGTCATTGAAACAGTGTGGATATCGTTACGTTCAAGAAGCGTCTGCCAGATCCATTAAGGCAAATCCAGATAGATGGAAAGCAACTCCAATCACAGACTTCTCTCAGGCTGAACCTGGAGATATCGCTCTTTGGAATTATGGTCACGTAAACTTTGTTTACTCAAATAAAAATGGAACATTGTCTTTTGTTGGTGGTAATCAAACACCAAAGGCTAAAACAAATAATCCATCCGATGGAGATGTTTCATTGTCATGGCCAGGAGGATATAGAGTACCAGGAAATGGTTCTTTAGTTGGTATTTGGAGACCAAGCAAGGTTTAATATGGCTGGAGTATGGACACCAAGTATTACATTGTTGGGTACTCATGTTGAATTAGAAACATTCAGCCATAGTATTACATATATTGAACCTGCAGGAGAAGCTGATCCATTGGCAGATCCTCCAGTAGAAGCCACAGAAGAAGTTCGTTATACTGTAAGAATAGTTGCACTGGAAGGAAACCCTACCACTGTCACTTTCACTACAGGAGATCCAGGAATTATTGCAGGGTTTTTTAAAAGAGTTTTTAATGATACAATACAGTATAAGACTTTTGATAAACAAATAAAAACTGTAGTCACCGATCCAGATAATGGTGCGTGGGATAAGGTTATTAACTCAGAGGTATATGAAGCAACATCATTTAAAGCTGATACATCTAGAAACATTATAAAAAATTACAGAGCAGAAGCGTTTGATAATGATCCATTAAGTCCGAACTACTTGGATATCGTTGCAACAAAAAATTACACTATTAATATTCGAGATTTAAACTGGACCACAGGACAAACTTTATTAAAGCAATTAGTAACCCTAACACAGAGTAGATAATGCCAGCGATTTCTTTAGAAGCCCAACAATCAACAGGACACGGATGTTTTCCTCCAACTCCAGCAGTTGGACCATACACAACTAAGTCTTTCTTTAATGGCAAGGCTATTCAATTACTGGGACATACTCAATATCAGGCACATACTTGCGGATTAACTACTCATGCACCTTCTGCTCGAAAAGTATCATCTTCTTCCTCCACTTTCTATTTTGAAGGTAAGAAAGTCGCTCGAATCGGAGACGATCTTGCCTGTGGAGATACAATAGCTGAAGGATCGCAAGATTCGTTTATTGGATAGACTAAATAATAATATGTCAAGAAATACAAGAACATTTTCGGATTTAGACTTAAATTTCACTGCTCACCCAGTGACTAAAGACATTGTACGTCGTTTCGATGAGAATGCTATTAAGGCATCGGTTAAAAATCTTCTTTTGACTCGAAATTTTGAGCGTCCATTTCATAGCGAGATAGGTTCACCTATCAGAGCGTTGCTATTTGAACTTCCTGGACCAATGTTTACAGTTATGATGAAACGAGCAATTATAGATGTTATTAATAACTTTGAACCAAGAGTAAACATTATAGACGTATTGGTGAATGATTCCTTAGACGAAAACGCAGTCTATATCACATTAAACTTTAAAATAGTAAATACCGAGAGACCTATTACTCTCGATTTAGCACTAGAGAGAACACGATAATGGCATCCAACAATAAAAGAATTAGTGTTTCAGAATTAGATTTTGATAACATTAAAGCAAATCTAAAAGAATACCTAAAAGGTCAGAGTGAGTTTTCTGACTATGATTTTGAAGGATCAGGTCTTTCTATTCTGTTAGATGTTCTGGCTTACAATACTCACTATAATGGCATTTATACAAACCTTGCTATCAATGAAATGTTTATTGATTCGGCAAGTAAAAGATCGTCTGTTGTTTCCCTTGCCAAGTTGCTTGGATATACTCCAAACTCAGCCACATGCGCCAAAGCTACTGTTACATTAAATATTACATCACCATCTACTGGTCCATCTGTAGTTACAGTTCCAGCATTCACTCAATTCAATACAACTGTTGATGGTAGTTCCTACGCTTTTTATACTACTCAAGAATATAGCGCAGTTGGTGCTAGTACAAATTATACTATTCCAAATGTTGTTATAACTGAGGGTTCTCCTTTAACATTCAAATATACAGTTGCAGCTGGTATAAGATATATTATTCCAAATGCCAATGTTGACTTATCAACTGTTAAAGTTCGTGTTCAAGAAAACTCAACGTCTTCCAATTTTACCACTTATACAGTTTCTACATCTATTATAACTGCAGATTCGACTTCAAAAGTATTTTGGGTTAAAGAAATTGATGATGGTTTATACGAATTAACATTTGGTAACGGAACTCTCGGTAAAGCACTTGATAATGGTAACGTAGTTCATATCAGTTACTTTGTTTCTAGTTTAGATGCAGCAAATAGTGCATCATTATTTTCATATGATGGTTCCACTCTTTATTCTGGAGCCAATGTTTCAATTACTACTACTGCAGCTGCAAGTGGTGGTGGAGTAGTAGAAGATATTTCAAGTATTAAATTTAATGCACCTAGATCTTATGCTGCACAGAATCGTGCAGTTACTCCAGATGACTATCGTGCGTTAATCTATGCAAACTTTCCTGAAGCAGCATCGGTTGCTGTTTGGGGTGGTGAAGATAACGATCCACCTGTATATGGTAAAACATTTATTTCAGTTAAACCAAAGACTGCTGGTAAGTTGACAGTTCAACAAAAATCAGATATTATAAACACAATTTTAGAATCAAAAAATATTGTATCAATAACTCCAGAAATTTTAGATGCTGAGTATATCAATATTGCTTTAAATGTTACTGTTTATTATAACGACAGAGAAACAGGATACAGTTCAACTGACATGGCATCAATTGTTCGTCAGGTTATCTTAGATTATGATGATTCTGAGTTACAAAAATTTGAAGGAATCTTCCGTTATTCTAAGTTAAGTCGCTTAATTGATGCTGCTTCT